AGCTCTAATTCAAAGAAAGCCCGGACACCATCTTAGTTCACGTCAACTACACGGATAACCCTTGGTGCCCAGAAGAGATGATCAAGCTGGCAGAATGGCAGCGCCGCACCGACTACGAGCGATACGCACATATCTGGCTGGGCGGGTACAACACCAAGTCAGATGCCCAGGTCTTCACAAACTGGCGGGTTGACGAGTTCACCCCAGATGAATCGTTTGGCGATCCGATGTACGGTATAGATTTTGGCTTTGCAAATGATCCCAGTTGCTTTGTTCGTACCTACATTAAAGGCAACACGTTGTACATTGACAAAGACGCGGGGCGCATAGGGCTAGAGCTAGACGACACGGCCAATTACTTCAAGTCCTTTGATCAGTGGCTTGAGCTATACGTCATGAGGGCAGACAGCTCCAGGCCAGAGTCAATCAGCTATTTGCAGCGCCATGGTCTGCCAAATATAACAGGCGTAAAGAAATGGCCGGGCAGCGTAGAAGACGGGGTCGAGTTTATTAAATCCTTTGATGAAATAGTCATTCACACGTCTTGCAAACAAATGCAGGAAGAAGCCAGGCTCTACAGTTATAAGGTAGACAAGCGCACAGGCGATATACAACCGGCTATACAAGACGACCACAACCACAGGTGGGATGCAGTCAGATACGCACTACAGCCGCGTATAACTGCTCAGAGCGCGCCTAGAGTTAGATCCCTATGAAAATGACAAGACATCCGGTAAACTTGACATACTATTCAATTGCAGGCAGGGCTACCAATGCTGGACTGGTTTAAGCGTAAACCGGCACAAGCCAAAGAATCACGCACCGGCGCTGTCATGTATCGCGGTATGCCCGAAGCCCAGTGGACGCCGCGAGACTATCGCCTATACGCTGACGAGGGCTATCAAAAAAACGTCATTGCGTACCAAGCTATCAACAAGACTGCTCAGGCTATTGCGACTATCCCATGGATTGCCCGCCGACCGAACGGTGAGGAGCTGACTGACACGCCGTTCCTGCGTCTGATTAACAACCCCAACCCTATGCAGTCTCGCTATGAGTTCCTGCAAGCCCTGGTCGGTTACTATCGTATAGCAGGCAACGGATACATTGAGCGGGTCATGCTTGGCACAAATCCGCGCGAGATGTATGCACTACGGCCTGACCGGATGACAGTTAAGAAAAGCCAGACGGGATTCCCAGGTGGTTATACTTACCGGGTAGGGCAGGACAAGACAGAGTGGGAAGCTGACACATCTAATGGACTCAGCGATATTCGTCACCTGAAGGCATTCAACCCGCTTGATGACTGGTACGGAATGAGTCCTATCGAGGCTGGTGCCTACGCTGTCGATCAGCACAACGAGACAATGAAGCACATTCAGGCTCTGCTACAAAATGGGGCAAGCCCATCGGGTGCCATGGAGTCAGACAAAGACCTTAGCCCCGATCAGTTCAACCGGCTCAAGGCAGAGATCGACGAGAAGTACACGGGCAGTCGTAATGCAGGTCGACCGATGCTGCTTGAGGGTGGCCTGAAATGGACACAAATGGGCATGTCGCCAGCGGATATGGCAATCATTGAGACAAAGTACAGCGCAGCGCGTGACATATCGCTTGCCCTTGGCGTGCCGCCCTTGCTGCTCAACATACCGGGCGACTCAACGTACAGCAATTACCGGGAGGCTCGGCTAGCGTTTTATGAAGAGACGATAATCCCGATGATCCACTACATCAGGGATGAGCTTAACGGCTGGCTGTCTGAATCTTTCGGCGGCATATTGCTGGACATTGACCTCGAGCAAGTACCGGCTATTGCTGAGAAGCGTAAAGAGCTTTGGACGATGGCCGACCAATCAACCGACCTGACGATCAACGAGCGCCGTGAGATTAAGGGTTTTGAGCCCACTACTGGCGGCGAAACGATATACATACCGTCCAACAGCATACCTCTTAACTTTGATATTATTGATCCAGATCAAGACCCTGAAGACGCGGCGGCTGAAGCCTTTGGCGATGGTGCTGTGCCCAGTGTGGCAGGCAGTGATAAAGTGCAAGACACTGCACTGAACGGTGCACAGATCAGCAGCTTGTCTGAGATCGTGCAATTAGTTGCCAATGGTGAACTGCCGTATGAGTCTGCAATAGCATTAGTGAACGCAGCATTCCCTGCTATTAGTGATCAAGTTGCACGTGACATGATTAACCCAGCCAGAGCATTCACCCCGAGGGTTGACGATGGCAACACTAACGGGTAACAGCAGGCAACGAGAGCAGCGGCTACAGAACCTATTACTTGACCGGCTGGTGTTGCGCTATGAAGTACGCCTGCGACGTGAGATACGTCGATCAATGAACGAGGCGGCCAAGGCTGTTGATAATGGGAAGCCAGTACCGGCATCTGGTGATCACGATCAGCGCATCAAACAAACCCTGACAACACTCTGGGATACTACGGCCAGGGAGTTCAGCGAGCGCATACTCGGCAATCAAAAAGCGACAATCACGGCGACTCAGATCATGGATGGAATAATGGCTGAGTGGGTGAGGGAGTACGGCACCCAAAAGATCAAGCAGATCACAGAGACCACCCGGGCAGACATAGCCCTGATCGTGAAAGCTGGAATCAAAGAGGGCAAGTCAGAACGTGAGATCGGCAAACTGATACGTGCTATCGCAACGACGAAATCAGCAAGCCGGGCCCAGACCATTGCCAGGACTGAAACCCACGCAGCAAGCCAGGCAAGCGCCAACGCGAGTGCACAGGCCACAGGTATCGAGATGCAGCGCGTATGGGTAGCCTCGAACGGTGAGCGTACTAGAGACACACATAGAGCTGCTGACGGGCAGATAGTGGGGATGAATGATACATTCACGGTTGGCGGCTCTGAGTTACGATACCCTGGTGACCCCAATGGCCCGGCTGCTGAGGTTATCAACTGCCGCTGTGCCGTGGTGTTTGAGATTATTGATTAGCCTGTATTAATTAATGGGCTTTTTTTGCCCAATTGACATGATGTTTCAATACATGATACATAGTGTTACAATTTGCAACATTATGTTACCGATGCCAATTGAGAGAGAGGCAAGGCATGGAAAGGAAAAACAAGTCACAACCACCTTAAAAATCAAGAACTTAGACGATGGCGGTCACTTCGACGGCTATGCCTCTGTTTTTGGCGTACAGGATTCAGACGGTGATGTAATCGTGAAGGGTGCGTTTCAAGCTTCTATCGACCGTATGCAGTCCGGTGGCCGTCGGCCAAAAATGCTCTGGCAGCATAATCCCACAATGATGATCGGTTCGTGGCAGGAAGTGCGCGAGGACGATAACGGCTTGTACGTCAAAGGCTCCCTAATCATGGAGACCGAGAAGGGCCGGGAAGCTTATGCACTGATGAAGGCGGGTGAGCTTGACGCCATGAGCGTTGGATTCAACATTGATGAAGCGACCGGCGACCGTGGATTAGTGATTGAACGTGCCGACCTTTGGGAAATTAGCTTAGTTACCTGGGGTGCAAACCCCGATGCTCTGATTGCTAATGTCAAAGGCATTCAGACTGAACGCGAATTTGAGAGTTTCCTGCGGGACGCTGGTTTCTCACGAAAGGAGGCCACCCGCATTTCGGGAAACGGCTTCCGGCAAGCATCTGACCAGCGGGACGCTGACCAGGAAAAACGTCTTGCAATGATAGAAACACTGAAAAAACTTTCATTTAATCAAGGTGTTATCACATGAATGATGAATTCGATACAGTAGTCGAGGGTATTCAAAAGACCTTCAATGACTTCAAAGAAAAGAACGACCAGCGACTCGAGCAGATTGAGAAGAATGGCAAAGCCGATCCGTTGCTTGAAGAACAGATCACTAAAATGTCAACTCGAATGGACGAGTTTGAATCTGCAAAAGTTGAGCTTGAAAAAGCCCAGACTGCTTTGGCTCGAAAGTCTAGCCATGCCGACACTGGTGAAGGTTCTAAGCTGGAACAGAAGGCTTCTGAATTTGCCCATCTAGTAGCAAAGCAACGTGGCATCCAGGTTGATGACAAGTTCGGCGCTAATGAACTGGCAGCATACCGGAAGCACTTCTTCGGCATGTTGCGTAAAGGCGATTCGTATGCCAATCAACCTGAGTCAATGAAGGCTCTGTCTGTCGGCTCTGATCCAGATGGCGGCTACACTGTTGACCCGGATACCAGCGGACGGATCATTGAAAAGATCTTTGAAAGCTCGCCCATGCGTTCTGTTGCCTCTATCCAGACGATCGGCACTGACGCACTGGAAGGACTGTATGACCTGAATGAGGCAAGTGCTGGCTGGGTTAACGAGACTGGTTCTCGCCCTGGTACAAACACCCCTCAGCTTGGCCAGTGGCGCATCCCAGTCCATGAGCTGTATGCAAACCCTGCTGCGACTCAGAAGATCCTTGATGACTCGATGGTCAACCTTGAGCAGTGGCTGTCCATGAAAGTCGCTGACAAGTTCACCCGGATTGAGAATGCGGCATTCGTCAACGGCTCAGGCGTCGGCCAGCCACGCGGCTTCCTGACATACCCTGATGGAACTACCCTGCCCGGCACGATTGAGCAGAAGGATTCCGGGGTCAATGGCGGCTTTGCTACTGACGGCACCGGCGGTGATGTGTTGCTGGATGTTATCTACGCAATGAAGCAGAGCTACCGCTCTGGCGCACGCTGGGTTATGCCACGAGGCGTGACTGCTGAAGTCCGTAAGATCAAGGACGGCGAAGGCAATTACATCTGGGGCACCAGGCATTGCTTCTGGTCAACCTGCTAGTCTGCTGGGCTATAATGTGGTTGAGTTTGAGGACATGCCCGACCTGGCCACTGGCTCACTGTCCATGGCGTTTGCCAACTTCGGTGAGGGCTATCAGATCGTTGATCGCCAGGGTATCCGAGTGCTGCGTGATCCGTACACAAACAAGCCTTACGTTCATTTCTACACTGTTAAACGTACCGGCGGCGATGTGCTGAACTTTGAAGCCATTAAAATCGTCAACTTTTCAGCATAAAGGGGCACTGATATGAATCGTGATAATTTACACAGCTCCCAGTCAGTATTGGCCGGTACTATGACATTGTCTGGTACTACTGCGAATTCATCTGATTGGGTAGATACCCGAGGCTTTGACGCTGCACGCTTGGCCGTCATTACCGGCGCTGTAACTGATGCAGGCACAGCCGCTGGATTCTCTTTTGCCATGCAAGAGAGTGACACCACTGCCAATGCTGACGCGACTACCGTTGCCGCGGATGACATCCTTGGGTCACTTGCTGACCTGACTGTCACTGCTGATGGCGACGACAACAAGCTGATCGGTGCCGTGGGTTATGTCGGCGGCAGCCGTTATGTTCGACTGACTGCGACCGGAACAAGCGGAACCGATGCAGTTGTTAATGTATTGGGCACGCTTGATTATCCGTCTCGCGCAGCCACTACATTTGTCGGCACTGGCGTCGCAGCTACATAAACCAATAGGGCCAAGGACGGCCTTAACCGGAGCCTGACATGAAAGCCGAAATCACCAAAGATGTATACCGTTGTGCACCGGAAGGCCACACGACTCTGACGTTTTCCAAAGGCGACACAGTAGATGGCCGGGCTGCTGAAATGGCAATCAGTGATAAAGCGGCGCGCCGTATTGATGGCCAGCATCCAAAGAAAAACCCGAATCCAAAAAAGAGATCCACACCAACCCCGAATTATACAAAGCCGTTTAATGGTCCATACAACGAGGGCTGATTTATGGCACTGCGTAACACTGTTAACTACAACCAATACAGAGGTAACCGGCTAGTGACCGCGCCTGCGGTTGAGCCTATTACTGTCGCTGAGGTTAAATCACAGCTACGCATCACCGGCACTGATGATGACGCTCAGATTGATTTGTACATCCAGGCCGCCCGTGAGCAATGTGAGACTTACACCGGGCTTGCTCTAATTACCCAAGTGTGGAAGCTCACCATTGATCATTGGCCCACTGCTCGGGAACCCTGGTGGGATGGTGTACGCCAAGGCTCAATTGGTGACCTCAGCTCAAGCAGTCGGGCAAGCGACATCATGATCCCCCGCTATCCCCTTCAGTCAGTCGATGCTATTAACGCTGACGGAGAATCTGTTGTCGTTGCTACAACATTTATCACTGACACACAGCAGATGCCAGGCAGGCTTGTGTTGAAGTTTGGGCAGATATTCCCTGACATAATCGACCGGGCCAATGCAATTGACATTCAATACACGGCTGGCTATGGAGCCGCATCAACAGACGTACCCGCACCGCTACGGCTGGCCCTGATACAGATGGCTTCCCACCTGTACGAACACAGGGGCGATGGATGCAGCACTGTTGATGCCATGGAAAAGTCTGGTGCCAAGAATATGTTTGATAGCTATATAGTTGCAAGGCTTTGACAAATTCATGGAGCGTATAACTTGAAATGCTGTGATCTGACCTCTGGCATGATGCGAACCCCTGTCACATTCCAGCGAGAGACTGAAACGTCAGACGGCGCAGGCGGTGTCACAAAGGTATGGTCAACTCTACTGAGCACCCGCGCATACGTTAAGCCGGTGAGTGGTGCAGAGCGGTACAGGGCCGGGCGTTTAGAAGCTACAACTCAGGTGCGGATATGGATCAGGTACACCTCTGATCTGACTACCAGCGACCGAGTGATGTTAAACGGTGAGGCATTGCAGATCAGGGCGCTGATTAACACAGAACAGCGTAATCGGTATTATGAAATTTTCGCTGAAAGTGGGGTTGTTACCTAATGGCCCGCGTTGATATTGATGGCGCTGAAGATGTCGCCCGCAACCTGAGAAAGATGGCCGACAGGTATGGTAAAGCCGTGGCCGATGCAATTTATGAATCAGGTCAGATGGTCAGAACCTCGGCAATAAAATCAATACAGACAACCAGCCCTGGCCAGATTGTGACTAGAACCCGAGAAGGTGGTGGCACGTACCAGCACACAGCATCAGTGCCTGGTGACGCGCCCAACACAGATACAGGTCGTCTTGTTGATACCCATCCAGGTTGAGGTAGAGCGCGGCGCAGTGTTTGTCGGCAGCACATTAAAGTACGCAGGTTACCTCGAACTAGGTACACGCGGGATGGCGGCAAGACCCTGGCTGACCCCGGCTCTGGAAGGTAACCGAAGAAAGATCATTCAGCTGATAACAGATGCAACTAACAGAACAAGCAGACGGCATGGTGAGGTATGAGCTGGGAATGGGAATTACAGGTAGCCATATACACTAAACTGACGGCTGACATTACGCCTCTTGTGTATAGCGATGGCGGCGTTCCGGATAATGTTGAGTCGCTTTATGTCGTGATTGGCAATGACACAGCGATTGAATGGGACACAGACGGCAGTACCGGGTTTGAATCAACCGTCACAATTCATACCTGGGACACAGGTTCCAGCGGATCATATAAGCTTTGCAAGGAGTTGATGGGCGATATATACGACAGCTTGCATCGTGCAAGTTTAACTGTTACAGGGTATGATGTTGTTGGTATAGATCAGGAATTAAGCGAATCATTCATAGATGCAGACGGATTGACCCGACACGGTGTTCAACGGTTCCGCATCTTTGCAAGACAGTCCTAACGGAGGGCATGTAAAATGGCAAATGAAATCCTTGGCCGCGATGTGCCAATATCAATTGATGCAACAGTGGTCGGCGTATTTCGCACAAAGTCGATGAACATTAACAACGAACCCATTGACGTTACTGCGGACGGTGATTCAGGCGTTCAACGTTACCTGGACACGCCCGGGCAGAAATCGGTTGAAATCAGTGGGTCAGCCATGTTTGATTCAACGGATGAGACCTTGCTTGATAAAAGCGTTCTCGACTGATTTGATTGTTGCTGTTGAGCTTGACTACACGACATTCACAATCGGCGGGGATTTCTTCATGTCATCGTTGAGCCTTTCGCATGAGTACAATACGGCCGTAAACTCAAGACGTTACATTCAGTTCATCCGGCGCTATCGCCAAGACTGCGGTTTAATTATGGCGTCTATCTGGCATGACATAGAAATTGATTGGAACGGGGAAACGTACCGCGTCCGGCCAACACTGGATCTGATTAACCATCTTGAGCGCAAGCCTGGTCGGTCGATCAGTCAAATGATGATGAGGTTGCAGGCTAACGACCTGCCATCTGGCGCTGCCTGTGAGCTGATAGCAGACGTTATCAGGCGTGCCGGTGGCGACGTTACACCGGACCAGGTGTACGAGCAGACGGCAGGCATAGGTGTTGAGGTGCTGGGATTGGCTAGCACTGTCCTGGTGGCTCTGTTGCCCGATGTTAAGCAAGGGACCACATCAGCGACAGGCGCTAAAAAAAAGGCACCGGCGAAGCGAAGGAAGTCGACTGGCGCGAAATCTACGGGATAGCGGTTAGCGACCTTGGCCTGGCCCCGTCTGAAGTCAGGCAAATGACATTCGGGGAAATCGGTGCGGTGATCTGGGCGCGTCGTCGTGATAGCGAAGAACGTCAAGACGATGATGTTAAAGAAAGCATGTATCGCAAGCTGCAACAGATCAAGGGGCGCACGCTTTGACAATGCAAAATGGTATCCGGGTTCGCATATTTGGCGATGATTCGGATTTAAATAAAACGCTTGGTGATTCAGCCAAACGGATAGCGAAATGGTCTGCTGTTGCATCGACTGCCGCTGCCGTGGGTGGCGCTGCTCTGGTCAAGTCAGGGCTTGAAAACGTTGACGCACAGGCCAAACTTGCCAAGCAGCTAAACACCACTTCAGCCGACCTCGCAAAAGTTAAACGAGCCTTTGATCTTGCTGGTGTATCGCAGGAACAACTCCGTTCCGGTACTCGCGCACTTACCAACCGACTGTCACAAGCTGCACAAGGCACAGGCCCGGCTGCTGATGCGTTTGAAAAGCTAGGCCTGAGCCTTGAGTATGTTAGCAGTCTTCCTCTGTCTGAAAAGATTGATGCAATAAAATACTGCACTCAATAATAATGTTGATGAAAACGAACGAGCAGCCATTGCCGCAAAGATATACGGTGAAGAGGCCGCGCTAGCTATTGCCAAGATCGACCCCAACACCATACGCAGAGCAGGCAAAGAGGTTGAAGCTCTTGGGGCTGGATTCTCTGAGATTGATGCGAAGAAAGTTGAAGATGCCAATGATGCCTTGGGTGCCTTGGGATTGGCTGCCGGTGGTGTTAGGGATAGGTTTACTATTGAGCTTGCGCCTGCCATTACAGCCGTTGCCGAGAGCATTCAAGAAGAATTTATTGATGCTGGTAGTGATATGCAGACGGCTATTAAATCAGCCGCTAACGCATCTATAGAAGCCTTTGCTACCCTTCTGGAAGGGGCTGGGACTGTATTATCTTTTATTGATAACAACAAGGATCTTACTCAGTTCGGCGTTCTTGGGTATGTAGTGTTTGGAAAAAAAGGCGCATTGATCGGTGCTGGTATCGGTGCGACCTTTAAAATAATTAAGGAGGGGTTGGCTTCTGTTGGCGTAGGTATAACTGACAATGAAGACAAGGCCCGCCGGTTACTGGGCGTTCAGGAACAGATTGCCGATCAGGAGAAGTTGATTGCCAAGCGCGCTGAAATCATGGGCGACAACCTAGCACCCGACGATCCGTTTCATTGCCGATGCGCTGGCCAACCTTATCGAACTTCAGGACGTACAAGCGCAACTTCAAGCAGAGGTCAATGGCAGCAGCGAATCATTAGAATACTTCAATGCGTTAATGTCAGACAGTTCAGGTATTGCGGGTACACTTAGCCAGGGGTTCAGGTCAGCGGCAACCGCACTTCGCGATCTTCAAACAGCGCAGAATGAGGATTCAGGTGGTCAAGGAACGACTGAGACGACCACTGCCATAAGCGCGCCTGACGTTGCAGAAGATCCAGAGGTCATAGCAGAGCAGAACAAACGCGATAAGATGCTCGCAATTTATCAAGACTATGCAACGCAACGAGGGGCATCAGGCGAGAACTTCCGAATGACTGACCTCGAACGGCAGAAGGCATTTAACGACGCGCAGGAAGAACTGGAAGAAGACACAAACAAAAAGTAGGAACATGGCTAACAGTGCTTTTGGCAATCTATCGAGTCTGATGCAAAAGCGAAAACAAGAAAATGTTTGAAGTCGGCAAAGTAGCTGCCTTGGCACAGGCTGCCATGGACGGTTATGCTGCCGTAGCATCATCCTACAAAGCAGGTGCTCTCATTGGGGGACCGGTGGTCGGTGCTGCGTATGCCGCCACTGCCGGTGTTGCTGCGGCTCAGAATTTTGCAAACATACAGAACACCAGCTTCGGGTCAAAGTCTGCACCATCAGCACCAGGCGGGGGCAGTAACCCGCAAGTACCTCAGCAACAAGAACAACAGCAACAGTCAGAACCTGAACGAGTGCTACGCCTTGAGCGCCTTGACCCATCTGCCTTGGTGTCTGGTGAGGTTGTCAACAGGCTTGCCGAGGAACTGGTACAATACCAGAAAGACGGCTTTAACCTGGTGGCATCATAATGGCAGCTATAATCAGTAGTGCGTTTGTTTTATCCCCGGCGGTGCAGGTTGATGTTGGTAACCTTGGTATTATTGGATCTGATAATGTTGTGACCTTTGATTCAATATCAGCAACATCCGAGCTTGCTACCAATCCCATCACTAACGCGGCAAACCCGGCCACATCATTCACATGGATAGCATCAAGCGATGCTGATCAGACAATCACGATTGCTGCGGATGGCCAAGAGATTGATTACGTTGGGATCGCCCGGCATAACTTAAATCAGTTTGGCGCAGAAATACGCATACAGTTTGACGGTCAGACGGTCATCGACTGGTCACCCGTTGCTGATAGCCAGTCTCTGTTGTACCTCGTTAACAAAGCAGCACCGACAAGCATAACCATAGGCATACGCGACGTGACCACCTCTGCAAAGGTCGCCGTGATCTATGTCGGAAAGGCTATCAGATTGCAGCGCGGCATATACGTTGGGCACACTCCAATTACATACGGCCGTAATCTAACTACGGTCAACGGCGTGTCTGAAAATGGTCAATACCTGGGCGAGATTGTCACCCGTGAAACACGCTCAACAAACGTCGATCTAAAAAACCTGACAGCCGCATGGTATCGGGAAACGCTCGATCCGTTCTTTGCAGAGAAACCCCGGCGGCCTTGTTTCTGGGCATGGCGTCCAAAAGACTACCCGGCTGAAGTGGGGTTCTGTTGGGTTGAGGGTAATCCACAACCGTCAAATCAAAGGTCCAACGGCATGATGCAGATCGGCTGGGCATTCAAGGGCATAGCATGACAGAGCGCATTACATACATTGAACTGGATCTTGACCGTTGTTCATTGACCTACGGAAGCTCGCCCTGTACAGCAGCAATAGGCGTGACGGGTGAGCGTAAATGCTTCAACTGCCTTGCGACGTGCCAAGATAAAGACCATTACGCATCAGAAACAGTGACAGCCCGCTACTCAAAAGCCAGTGGCGCGCTGCCGGTAGAAATAGACGCAATCCCAAGCATTCAGGATGTATCGCTACGGCCTCAGAAATTGGAACTTGGCGAGTCAATCGGAATACGTGCCAGCATGACAGTTACATTAAAAGACCATCGATACCCGGACACAGGCCCGGAGGGTGACCGCTACCTTGACGACCGTGACTATGACCCATACACACTGGGCACTTACTTTGGCAAGTTCCGCACACGTTACCCTTACACTCGATTCAATGACATACGGTTAATCCGTGGCACGTCTGACCAGCCGCTTGATCAGATGGAAACTAGACACTTCATTGTCGATTCAGTAGCCGGGCCAACCAGTTCAGGTACGTTCACCATTACCGCCAAGGACGCCCTGAAGCTTGCTGACGGTGACAAGGCACAAGCACCTTTGCTGTCGGACGGGTATCTGTCTGCTGACATCTCAGACACAGCCACATCCTTTACGCTTGAGCCTGTCGGCATAGGTAACCTGTCATATCCAGAATCGGGTACTGGTCAGATTGGCGGTAAAGAGATCGTCGAATACACCCGATCAGGCGATACCGTAACTCTCGGAACCCGAGGGGCGCGCGGGACAACAGCACAAGAACATGATGCAGAGGACAGGTTTCAAATTTGTCTGACTTACACCGGGCAAGAAGTAACGGCCATCATTGAAGACTTGCTAGTCAATTACGCGGGCGTACCCTCAGAATATATTTCAACGGGCACCTGGCTGTCAGAAGATGAGGCCTATATCGGGCGCGTCTATACAGCAACGATTGGTGAGCCGACAGCCGTTAAAGACCTGATCAACGAACTATTGCGGCAGACTGCCAGCACTATCTGGTGGGATGACATAGCCAAAATAATACGGTTTAGAGTGTTGCGCCAGGTCAGTTCAGATGCTGCTTTGTATAACGATGACCTGATTGTCGGTGGTCGTTCTCAGCTAAAGACCAACCCGATAAGCGCGTATCACAAGTATGGACATTTTACGGTCAGTTGAACCCGCTTGAGGATTTGAACGATCCCAAAAAACTACGCTGTGAGTTTAAGGACTGTGAATCTGGTAAGTGAAACAAACTTTGGTGGCGCGCCTGCGATTGAGCGAATATACAGCAGATGGATAATATCGTCAGGCAGGAACGCAGCCGAGCGTTTGAATAATCTAATCCTTGCTAGATACTCAACGCCTCCCAGATTATTAGCATTTCAATTGCAGCGTGACCCTGATCTTTTACAGCCTGAAATCGCAGGTGGGTACAACGTTAATAATTGGACATTGCAAGACGACACCGGAGCGTCTAAAACTCTGGCTGCTCAGGTTGTTCAGTGTAACAACACAGACACAGGGCATAACGTCTTAGCTGAAGAAGTTCTTTATTCTGATACTGTTGCGCCAGATGACGCCAATGTAAGGCCAATAACCATTTCATCACCTGCTGATAACTTAAACATACGAGATCGGTATGATATTGATTACAGTACAGCCCCGGATGGGGATACAGTAATCGTTGTTACTATTGATGCAGGCGTCATAATTGGCAGCACATCGCCAACTCTTTACGCTTTGAGAACAGGCCTATGGCCAGAAGGTCCAACTATCACAATCAACAACTTTGGCCGGGTTCAGGGGAAGGGTGGCTCCGGTGGTCGCGGTGCATTAATAACATCGGACGGGGGAACAGACGGATACACTGGTAATAGTGGCGGGGATGCCATGCTGGTCGAATATGATGTCAGTATTGATAATACGTCAGGCGATATCTGGTCGGGTGGCGGCGGTGGTGGCGGCGGCGGCCATGCTGGTGCAGTTACACAAGTTGGAATATCATTCACATTCAATGACGGCACTATTGTGAGCGGGTCAGGCGGCGGGGCGGCGGCAGGAACATCATCATCGTCCGGGGGCCTTGGTGGTGTTAACAACTTTACCACAGGTCGCGGTATATTTATTAAAGAGTTGGTAATACTGGTCAATCAAGCACATCCGCATCACCAGGCGATGGTGGTGTAGGCGTCAGTGCTGGTGGATCTGGAACAAATGCAACAGGTGGTGATGGTGGTGATGGTGGTGGCCCGGGCCTCAGTGGTTCAAGCGGCACAGCAGGCGTTGCCAATGGAACAAACACTAGCGTTACATCAGGCGGCGCAGGAGGCTCCCCAGGCTATGCAATAGTACAGACAACAGGAACGGCCACGATCACAGTAACAGGTGATATTCGCGGAGGAGTAGTGTAAAATGGGGTATGAGACGGATTCTATCAGGAACAAGAACCTGGCGCTCACGACAGAACTGGGCCAGGTGCGGGCTGAATGCCAAGCCTTACGAAACGAAATGGCGATGATGAAACAAAGCATGGCCAGGGGTGCGATCCGAGTCTGCCGCCGAGATCCGCAAGGCTAGGCAGCAACGGAAAACGCGTGTTGTGGTCCGAGAAGTGAAAGTTCCAGGTCCAGTTCGTATTGTTGAAAAGATGGTTGAAAAGAGAGTTCCTGGCCCGGTTCGTATTGTTGAAAAGATGGTTGAAAAGAGAGTTCGAGGGCCGGTGCGAATTGTAGAAAAGCTTGTGCCAGGCCCGGTTCGGACAGTGACTGTACCTGGCGAAGAGCAAAAAGCGGAGGCTGTCAAATGGAAACGCCTTCATGACAAATTGAAAATTCAAGTAGAAGATTTGGTCAGGAGGCTCAATGTCGGTAATTAGTTCAAACATTGTCATCAGTCAGACGCCTCCACGACAGAACATAGTGCAGCGGGTCGTTGCTGTGCGAAACGTGACATTCCAAATAGTATGGCGTCGAACAAATAGGGTGCGAACATGATCATTGAAATGATAAAAGGTGACGACCTTCGCGTTATTCTGAACGTCCGGGACACGTCCGGGGGATGTGGTCGATTTAACAGGTGCCACGTCAATCGAATGGGCAGCAGCAACGAACTACGGAGCCACCCCTGCACTGACAAAAACACTGGCGGCGGGGACAATAGTTATAAGCGGACCCGGAGTCATTTACTTTGATATTGAATCAACAGATAGCGGCGCTCTTTCAGTCGCTAACTATAAACAAGAGACGCAAATCGTGACAAACGGCGGCCTGACCTACACTGTTGGTCAAGGCGTCTTGCGTATCAAACCCGAAATCATTGGAGCTTAATTTATGACAAGTCCAGTATGGCAAGCAACGGTCACAGATGATACCGGTGACGTATTACCCGGCGCACAGATTGACGTAGTGATCGAGAGCACAGGAACTGATGCAACACTGTTCAGCAACCGAGCGGGAACGACATCACTATCCAACCCATTCTTTGCAGACTCAGAAGGATTTGCTCAGTTTTACACAGAGCCAGGCGCGTACAGAATAACAGCCACTGCATCCGGTGGAGGAACGACTAGAACATGGCGCTATGTTTCTCTGTTTGATTTTGATGCTAACGTTGGAACAGCCGCTGGTGATGTTCCGCTAAACTCCACGCTAGTACCCAAGGCAGGCGGAACATTCACAGGCGACATAGAGGCGCCCAAAATAACCGCATCAACCGGCATATTGTTTGGCACTGATACAGCGGCGGCTAATACTCTTGATGATTATGAGGAGGGGACTTGGACGCCAACACTTCCCAACGGAGGTACGGCTACAAAGGTCGACCAACATTTATACACAAAAGTAGGCAATATAGTAACAGTTTCGGGTTATGTGTCTTTCTCTGGAGTACCTAGCGATAGCGCAGAT